TCGGCCATCACCGCCGCCCCTTCTCGCGTTTCTCAGCCTCGGCCTGCTCGGCCGCCTCGAGGTCGTACAGGGCCTGCCACTCCGTCAGCTCGCTGCTGGTGATCCGGTCGAGGAGCTCGCCGACCGTCGTGCCGAGGTCGCGGGCTAGATGGAAGAGGAACCGGCGTCCTGGCCGGCCCCGGAGTTTCCCGACGCCGCCTCCAGGTCCTTCTCGTCCAGGCCGGACAGCCGGGACGCCACCTCGAACACCCGGTCCAGCGCCGCGGCGGACAGCTCGCCCAGCGCGTTCACGTCGGCCTGGGTGAACACCGGCTCGAGGTCGCCGCCGACGATGCTGCGGGCGACGAGCTTGGCGCGCATGTTCGCGACGTCGGGGACCATCTGCCTGCCGCGCTGGACGGCGAGGGACGCCTCCCACTCGTCGCGTTCCCGGCCGCGCAGCTCCCGCACGAGCACGACGCCGCCCCACTCCGGGACGTCGGCCTCCTCGGTCTTCAGGGCGGCGGCGGCGAGGATCGCGTCGCGCGTGAGATATGAACCCAAGTCAATCGCCTTTCGCATGATCTAGGCGGCAGGCCAGGCTGCCCTTCTTGCTGGCGTTGCACGGCCTGCACAGTGTCTGGTATCCCGCGGGGAAGCCTTGCTTGATCAGCCAGACGTAGAAGTGGTCAGCGCCGGTGCCTTGCTGAGAATCTCCGTACAGTGCCTGCCGGTGCCGTGCCCCGTCGCCGTTTACATGGTCGATCGTCAGGTCATCTGCCGTGCCGCAGCAGGCGCAGACCCGGCCGTAGTGACTGAATACGGCAGCCCGGTTGGCGTCGCGGTAACGGCGCTGATAATCCTGCACCGCTTCCGTATTAGCCTCGTAGTACCGGCGTTGGTAGTTGAGTTTGGCTTCGCGGTTCGCCCGGTAACGCTGACATTCCCGGCCGGTGCGGCAGGCCCGGCAGCCGGATCTGTACCCGTCTGGCGCACTGGCTCTGCGATGGAACTCGCCGAGCGGCTTGACCTGGCCGCATTCGCGGCAGCGTTTCATGACAGGATCGGACACGGCTCACCTCGGGCTTAGCGGCTAGGTGGGTCTGGAGCCGTCCGGTTGCATCCGGGCGGCTCCCCTTATTATCGCAGGTCAGCTAAGGGATAACCACATTGAGAGCCGGAATTTTGGTGATTGCGAACTCGATGTTGATCTGCTGCGGGTTCTCCATGTTGCCGTCGACCGACTCCGTGGTCACCTTGGCAGGAAATATATCCATGCGCTGTCCGGTGACGTCGCCCTCCCACAGGAACACGGCGAAACCCGCGGTGTCGCGCGGCAGGACCGTCCGCACGTCGCTGGATGTCGTCGAGGCGTAGAACACCAGGCTGGAGTTGTCGGCGGTGATCCGGCCGGGGATCTTCGCGGTGAACCTCGTGGACAGGTCGGGCGTGTCGGCCGTGCCGGACGTGACGGTGAACCCGTTGATCGCGGCGATCTCGGCGGTCAGGTCGATCCCGGCGTTCAGCTCGCCCCTGGTCGGTGACAGGTAGTTCGCGATGGTGGTGACCCAGTAGATTTTCCGGGTGCCGGGCGGAACGTACCTTACGGTCGCGGTCAGCGGCGACGGAGGCATCTACTTCTCCTCTGGTTCGGTCTTGGCCTGTGCCGCCTTCGCGGCCTGCTTCCTGGTCACCGGTTCCGGCTCAGGCGCCGGTCCCGGTCCGAGCGCTGCCGCCTCGTCGCCGGTGAGGAGCCGCCAGCCGCCCTGGTAGTGCTGGTACAGGGACGACCGGTGCACTTCGCCGGTGCCGCCGGTCTCCGGGTGGATGATCATCACCCATTCGTCGTCCATGACCCGCTCCTTACGCGCTGATGGCGACGACGGCGGCGGAGACCGTGCCCGCCGCGACGTTGAACGTGGCCAGCCCCGTGACCGGGTCGGCGTACACCGACGCCACCAGCGGGATGAAGCTGACGGCGCCGGAGGTGGCGGGCAGGGTGAACCTGCGGGCCGGTCCCGCCGCGCCGCCCGGGGTGGTGACGGCCAGGCCGTCCACGCTGACGTTCGAGGCGACGAGGACGTCGATGTTGCAGGTGGCGGCGGCGCCGTTGACCAGCATCAGCGCCAGCCCGGACCCGCACGGTGCCGTGTTGTTGCTGGTGCCGCCCAGCGCGGCCGTCAGCGTGGGTGTCACCCCGGCGTGCGGGACGACCTGTACCGTAAGAGCCGCCATTGATTTACCCTCCGGTTATGAGATGCATTGCCACTGCGGCGGCCGCCGCGTTTCTTGTCCTGCTGCTGGCCGGATGCGGCGGCCGCCACCCGTCGGAAGCCGCGTGCAAGGCCGCGATGAAACAGCAGTACGCCACCGCCCTGGCCACCGGCCGGCAGGGACATGAGCCCGCCGCGTGCAAGGGGCTGTCCAGCGCGGTGCTGCAGAAGCTGGCCGGGCAGGTGCTCAGCGGCCGATGATCCGCACCGAGACGTACCTTGACGGCCGCCTGGTCAAAGAGATCGGCATGGTGAACATCGGGCCTTCCGCCGGGAAGCCGTATGACGACTGGATCGACGGCCGTTACCGCTGGCTGCTCGACGGGGCCGAGATCACCGGGCCCCAGGCGGAAGAACTGCTCAGCGGCCAGTGAACGCGTCGATATTGCACGGGAACACGACGCGGGCGCGGGCTCCGGTTTCGGTCTGCTGCAGCTGCAGCGACCCCATCCCGACCGACGCCCGCAGCACGGCCTTGCCCAGGGTGTGATCAGTGGCGATAGCCGCGCCGCACCCCGCGTGCAGCGCGTACGCCCGTGTCACGACTGCGGGCACGTCCGAGCCCGGGTCGATCACCTCGATGGCGCACATGACGGCGTACCGCTCCCGGTCCGGCAGCACGGCCATGCCCTCGGGGGACGCGGTGCCGGTGACGACGTCCTCGTTCTGGTCGCCGGTGTAGCCGACCGCGACGGCCTCGAGGCCGGACGCCTGGGTGAGCTCGGGACCGTACCGGACCGGCACCCCGGCCACGCCCAGCGAAGGCCAGCCCTTGAACGCGGCCACCAGCGCGGGCAGCACGGCAGGGACGGACGAGTAGTAGCCGGCCATCAGCCCGCCACCCGCCGGAGCCACCCGCCCGGGTGGTTCGTCGGCACCGGCTCCGGATCCGCCGCGAACTCCGGATGGCCCGGCAGCCACTTCTCCACAGCCTGCCGGGGATTGTCCGGGTACTGCGGCAGGTGCCCTATCAGCGTGTCCTGCACGATCAGGTAGTCCGCCATCGGCGCCCACACGTCGAGCTCGGCCAGGACCTGGGCGCAGGAGTGGTTATCGTCGAGCAGTACCACGCCCCGGCCGCCGCCCGTGAGCTCCTTCACCCGCGCCGCGGTCTCCGGGCTGGCCGCATCGCCTTTCAGGAGCGTCAGCCGCGGGTGCGTGACGGCGACGGGCCGCGGGTCATTGTCGACGCTGATGACGAGCCCGCCGCCTGCGCTGGCCACCGCGTCGGCGAGGAACAGGGCGGTGCCACCGCCGGCCGTGCCGCACTCCAGCACCCACGGCGGCCGCAGCTTGTGCACAACCTCGGCGTACCGCCACATGTCGGATGAGAACTGCTGGCACGGGGCGCCGCGCCAGTACAGCGGCAGCATGCTCTCCCAGGCCGCGACGGAACGCGTGATGCCGTCCGGGTCCACTACTTCGCCGGGGCCTTCGCAGCCGCCTTCGCGGGCTCGGCCGCCGCCTTCGCGGGCTCGTCGGGCGCGTCGGTGATGACCTCGCGCACGGTCACGCCGTCGGGCAGCCTGGCACCCGGCTCGAACAGCTCGCCCGCGGCGACCACCACCTCGTTGCCGTTCACGACCGGCTGGGTCGCCTCGAGCATGATCTTCCTGGCCATCAGCGTGCCGCCTCCTCGTATGCCGCCTGCCATTTTTCCCAGTTGCCCTGCATGGTGTACCGGGCGGCGACCTTCTTCGCCGCGGCGCCCATCTCCTCGCGGGCCTGCTCGTCGTGGATCAGGTCAGTGATCCGCTTGGCCCATTCCTCGCCGGTGCGGACCAGGTACCCGGTCTCGCCGTCGCGGACGAACTCCCGGTACGGTTCCATGTCCTGCGCCACGATGGGGATGCCGCGGGCGGCCGCGTCGAGCGCTTTTAGGTGACTCTTCGCGAGATTAAAGGGCACGTCAGCCAGCGGGGCGATGGCGATGTCGAAATCGACCTGCTTGTAGTAGTCGCCCACGTCATCGGACCACGGGGTGAACCGGCACCGCTCGCGGAGGGCGGGGTCCTTGACCCACTGCATCGGGGAGAAGTCCTGCCCGATGAAGTGCATGTCCACGTCCGGGTTGGCCTGCAGCACGCCGGTCAGCTCGTCCTGGATGACGCACATGTCGACGAGGTGGGACAGGCCCCCCTGCCACCCGATCGTCACCCGGTCCCGCCGCTTGCGGGGCATGTCGAGCAGCTCGGCCTTCACGCAGTTCGGCAGGATCCTGATATTGGAGTTGTACGGGGCGTACAGCTCCGCGAGGTACGGGGTGGACACGGTGACCATCTCGGCGCGGCGCAGGCAGTACCGGACCGATTCCGGGGAGCGGGGGTCGGTGGTGAACGGCGAGTTCGACGTCTCCATGGTGAGCATGTCGTCGTCGGTCTCGTACACCCGGGCGACGTGGCCGGCCATCCGGTCGAACTGCCGCGCCCCGTACGCGAACGCGGGCCGCTGCATCACCAGCACGTCGACGTCCTCAAGCTCGGCCGGGGTCGGCGGCGGGATCCGCTGCCCCGGGGCGGGGATCCCGTAGACGTGCCGGGAGTTCGCGGTGAGGTGCTTCCACGGCAGGTAGAGACGGTGGTAGCCGCTGCCGTCGGGCTGGAACGGGATCCCGACGGCCGTCAGTACCCGCGCCCGGTCCTTCACCCGCTGCATCGGGTCGACGACGAATCCCCACGCCAGGTGGCCGACCACTCCGGCCACGCCGAAGGCATCCGCGACCTGCGTGACTCCGAACCCCGGGTGCCCGGTGGCATCGGAGCGGCCGTAGTCGTGGAACGCGACCCACCCGCCCGGGCGGATCAGCGGCAGCGCCAGGTCCAGGTCGGCCTGCACCGCCGCGGCGTCATGCTGGGCGTCGAGGAACACCCCGTCGAACAGGGCGCCCTCCCTGGCGAGGGCGGGCAGCACGTCAGCGAACCGGCCCCGCCGCGCGTCGACCTTGGCGGCGACGCCGTACCGGGCCAGGTTCGACTTGTACGCCTCCCACGTGTCCGCGCACTCCCCGCCCATCGCCGCGATCGAGTCATCGCCCTGATGCCAGTCCACGCTGGTGACCCGCCGGGCGGCCTGCGCCATCACGATCGTGGAGAAGCCGTACTGCGCGCCCAGCTCGAGCACGTCACCGCCGGACGCCAGCGACGCGAGTTTCGCCGCCTCGCCGCTGGTGACCGCAGTCGGGATGTCGCCGGGGACGGTGATGGTCATCGGGGCCAATTGCTGGATCCTTTGTCTCGCGCCCCGGCCGCGCGGACGGCCGGGGCGTCGCTCGGTTTGCGGGACAGGTCAGCCGGTGGAGTACTGCAGCCACCGGAACGCGTTGGGCGTGGTCACCCCGCCGCCGTATCGCCAGAACGCGAGCCAGCCCTGCTGCCCGGTCGGGACGTTGGCCGACGCGCCGGTGCCCTTCAGCATCGGGTCAAATAGAACAGACATTCCGATCCTGTCCACCACCAGGTAGTTGTCCCACGCGCCGAACACGAGCTGCGCGGAGGCGGTGCCGCTGGACGCGGTGCCCGTGCCGGCCGCCGAGGTGACTGACGGGGATTCGACGATCGTGTGGTTCAGCAGCCGGGACGGGGTGCCGTCGCCGAGCGTCGCCCAGAACGAGGAACCCGCGCCACTGGGTGAGGCGGACCTGACCTTGTTGATCGTGGTGATGTTCGCCGCGAACCCGATTGAGGAAGACATCCTGAACCGCGGGCCGAGCGCCGCCTCGAGGTTGTACACGTCGCCGGCGGCGATGGCACCGGACGCGGCGGCGTTGACCCGCTGCGTGGTGGTGAGCGACGGCATGATGCCGAGCGGCTCGCCGGAGTTCAGCGCGGTGCCGCCGGTCCCGACGGCGAACTTGGACTCCTCCAGGATGTCTTTTCCATCTTGAATTAGCCTGGGGAGCTGGTCGGCGAAGTTGGTGTCCTCGGCGGCCTCGAACGACCCGTAGACCCAGGCGAACGCCTTCTTGACGCCGATCTGGATCTGGCCGACGCCCTGGTAGTTCGCGGTCCCGGCGGCGCTGGCCTCGTCGACCATCGCAGCCTGCACCCCGGCGCTATTCACGCCCTGGTACGCATTCGTCGTGATCTTCTGGACGTTCGCGATCCGCCGGTACGGGTTCGTCGTCCCGTCCGTTGTAATCACGATGGTTGGCGCTTTGTTACTCACGCCCTTCCGGGCGCGGGGCTGGTCATTTCTGCCAGCCTCTGCACGTCTCCGTGCAGGCCAGACTATATCTTTATCCCGCTTTGCTCCGCTTGCGACATCGCTTCCACGCCGCGGAAGCGATGTCGCAGATCTGCCAGGTCACGAACATGGCAATCAACTCGCCGTTGGTGACCGTCTGGTTCAGGTAGCTGATCATAAAAGTGGGATATCCCGTGCATAGTCGTTGAACCTTCCCGTCGGGGCGGACCCAGGCGGGCTCGGCTGCTGATTATCCCTACCGGCCGCTTCTCGAACCGTCGCGCTCACGCTTTCGCGTCACGCTGTGGTGCGGCCGTTTACCAGGACGTTCCAGCAATTCTCGGGATTTTCACTAGCACCTTACGGTGCTAGGCGACCTGAAGTTGATCGAGGAAGTACGGCAGCAGGTACCCGCCCTGGGCGCTGGACAGCGACAGGGCGCCCGCGGCACGCTGCAGGCCCGGCCCCCTGGGATCGTTGGCGTAATCCTTGAACGCGTCGTAGTACTCGTCGCCGCCGAACTGCAGCATGTGCCGGGCGATGCCGGGCGCCTGCGCGACCCTGGTGGCCTGCTCGCCCCGGCCGGGCAGCCAGTGCCGCTTGTCGTGCAGTTCGATCAGGCTGGATGCGCGGGCGATCAAGTCGCTCCCGGCCAGCATCGTGTAATCGCGGGACTCTTCCCGGCCGGCGAGCGGGTCTCTCCGCTGCATGAACTGCGGGGACTGGCCGCCGCCCCACTGCCCCGCGCCGCCGCCGTCGCCGGACTCGGCGTTCCCCCGGTCCTGCGACGCCTTGCGGATCAGGTTCAGTTCCTCCATCCGCGCGACGATCTTCTCCCGGTCCTTGTCCAGGTCCTTCCACTTCTTGACCAGGGTGTCCCGGATGCCGCCGTCGGCCTCCTCGGTGGTGGAGTCGTCGGCGGCCATCCGCTCG